TTATAAAAGAAAGAAAGAATATAATATTAAGAATGGAATAAAACCTTGGGAAAAATAAAGATAAGGTGTGAGGCAATCGCAAAGCACTCTGGGAAAAGGTGTAAATGTAAAGGTCATTTTGTACCTACTTCAAGAAGAATGTTATGTCCCTATCATAAGGGAGGAAAATCTTGGGATAACAAGACTAGAAAGTATAAAGGGTTATACAAGAATGATAATATTGATATACAATCCAAGATTAATATATTAAAAAACTTAAAGAACTTTAAACATAAAACAGATGACGAAATCAAAAGATATATCCAAGACCAAAAAGAACTTGCCAATAAGTCTATCAGATACCGAACAAGATATTTTACTAGACACTATTTACGCTGGAGGAATACCTCATATCGTAGTCAAAGACACCTTAAAGATCAGCTTGATGAGTTTCTACAAATACTTAGATCAAAACCCAAAGTTTAAAGAGCAGTTTTTAAAAGCTCAAGAGATAGGTATTAAGACACTTGTTGAAAAGATGTTAGCGATCTTTCAATCTGATACTACTGAAATGTCTAATGAAGAGCTGCTATTTTTAAGGGAGAAACAAAACTATATTAAATGGTTAGCTCCAAGAGTATCTTCTCTCTTTACTGAAAAGCAAAAGATTGATGTTAAATCAGATAGTAATATTAGAATTTCTTGGGAAGATAATCAGGATAACTTGATTGATGTATCAGGGGATAATATAACTGACTTACCCCCTGATAATAAAGATTAATTAATTTTAAAAGAATTTAGTTTTACTTTATTCCATTTTTTTTCTGAAATTTTAACAGATTTTCCATGAGAAGATAATTCTGCTTTATCCATATCCATACTAATTTGAATAGACAAACCATTTAAACCTGCGTGTATTGATGGATATTCAGCTTTTTTATCTAAAGGAATATCAAAACCACAATCTCTTTTATCACTAAAGATATAAAGAAATGTATCATCATGCCACAATATATTGTTTAATATATCTACTCTATCTTCCAATGTGATACTTTTTAAGAACTTTATCACCTTGCCATTCATAGTTTTCCCTTTCTTTTTTTAGTTTATAGTTTCTTATGATTGTCTTTGCCATAACTCCATTGGCACTCATAAGATTTAAGAAAGTTAATCTAGCTAACTCCCTTAAATTTTGTTGTTGTAGTTGTTTATTCATTTTCTACTCTTTCATATTCTTTTAAATAATCCAAAAAACTATCTGGCAAATTATCTTGATTTAAAGTTTCAGTATTCAAACTACCATCTTCATGTTTCCAAGTTAATACAATGGTATAACTCTCTATTTCTTTTTTCATTTTATTTTTCCCTTTCTATTTGTTGTTATTATTTTTAAACACTCATTTAATCTTCTTAAATCTGCATCATAATATTCCCTGCTTGATTTACTTTTAGACCAAATATTTTCTTGATTGATTAAAAGATCCTTTATTAATTCTATTTGATCTCCATTAAATTTATATTCCATTTTATTTTCTCCTTTCTATTTTTTATTAAAATATTATAGCTCCAAGAATAAATGGGAGCTAGTAAGAATAATATGCCTTGTAGCAAAGTGATTCCGAACTCCCATTTATTATTTTTCATGTTATTAAAATATAATACTCCCAAGAATAAAACTAGCAACAGCAATTACTATTTCTGTTCTATATAGTAAGCTCCAAGCTAGCAGGTCCTGTTTCCATTTTTTATTATTGATAGTTATTTGTTTACCAAATAATTTAATAATCATTATTCCCCCTTTTATTTAGTGATTATTTTTTTTAGGTATTAAATCTAAATTATCGCCTTCTCTACTTAAATAAGAAATAAAACCCTCTTTTAGTTTATAATTATCATCAAAAGTGCTTTCAATATATCTTTTATAGTCTAACCAATCTTTATAAAGATATTTGATTGCTAATTCCTTGTGTTCTGGGTTTCCTATTTTAAGTTCTATTTTCTTTTTCATTATTCCCCCCTTTACATATTCCTTGTTCAATTAAATCTCTTGCGGTTCTACCAAATGTTCCTTGTAATTTAAAAGCTAAACCAGTATCAATTAAATATTGCCACGCTTTTATTATAGTTTTTTTGTCATTACATTCTATAAAACCTTCAGCAATTCCAACTGCATTATAGTTATCGATTTTCATATCGCACCCCCTTTCAATTCAATTATTAATTGCTCAATCTGTGGAGCATATTTTAAACCTAGATAGCAAATATAAATCATTACTAGGAATAAAACATAATCTAAAAAGTTTAATATATTTTTAATCATGCTACCTCTTTTTTAAATAGTCTTTCATCATAACTATGTTGATAAGCCAATTCTTGAATATTATAATCAAGATAAATTGATTGACCTGTACAAGTACGACCCCACCAAGTCCCAATATCAGTTTCTAAAATTGGCTCATTTTGGTTTTTCATTTGATTAATAAACCAATCAGAACAAAGCCAATGCTCAAAAACTTCTTGATGATCTTCGCCATTGTCTCTAATTTCTTGTATTTCTTCTTCTGTCTCTACATCATAATCAGATTTTATAGTTTCATCTGATTTATAGAAGTTAATATAATCTTCTATTGATATAACTTCTTTACTCATTAAATCACTTACAAGATAAGATTGACAAGCCAATATATGCTTATCAATAAAATTTCTTGTAATATCTTGCATTGTTCCGCTTTCAATATCTTTGAAAGCTATTTTGTTTTTTGTCATTGTTTCCTCTTTCATTTGTTAATATACAAATCATATACATATATATTTATTGTAGTCAATACAAAAAGTATATTTTTTTTATGTGTGGTATTTATGCAACATTAAACAAGGTTTAATATTGATTGTGTCATATTTGCAACATGTTGTAATTATGCAACACCTGGTAGTTTAGAATAATTCTAATGTAATTTAATTAAAAATAATACTTGCAATTATATAAATTGGATATATAAAGAGATTAAACAAAATGGAGAATAAACAAATGACTAAAACACATATAAACAATACTAGCTCAATGTATAGAGTAAGTGATATTTATAATCATAAAGGTTTTATACATTGGAATAAAAACAAAAAATATACTGGTGAAAGTATAAGCTCTAGTAATGCTAAAGGTGAAGGATATAAAATATATGATCTAATTGATAATGAAGGTTATATATATTATGAAGTATATAAAATTGGTTTATCTAAAGATAAAAAAGAATTAGATGAAACAAATGATAAATTATTATTAACAACCTATGATAATAAAAAAGTAGGTAAATATATTAATAGATCATTTGATTTATTATTTGAATAATTAATAATAATAAACAATTAAACCCCTGATAATTAATTTTATTGGGGGTTTTTTTTGTGCGATCCTGGAATAAAGGACCTGGAATATAATTGTAGTTGAAGTTGCTATTCTAATATTAAGCGTTGCTGCTGATCTTCACATAAAATATCGGTCAACATTACTGACCTATTTACTTCCGATAATTAATAGTTATAGGAATAACTATTGATAATCATAAGTTATCAATAGTAATATTGTACCTGTAAACCTACTTTTTTGGTTTGCTTGACCCCCTTATACCCCAGAAAACGACCGCCAAACTATATGTATATATACATGGGACTCGAGGACTCCCTTATCCACACACACATTCATTTATTGCCAGACCACCAATAATAAACTAGATATGGTATATGGATCATTTTGGGTTAGAAGATGTAGAATCAGTTGCTTATGTTGATAAAGATAGCAATGATGTCATTATAAAGTTTGTTGGTTTTCCTAATGAATTAGCATCACAGCTATTTATTAATTATGTTATGCTTTGTATTGGCTTTGACTTTGAACCCACAGATAGTATGCCTAGTAAAAAAATACACTAGATATGGATATTAAGATTCCCTATACACCTAGAAAGCATCAAGCGTTCTTGCACAAAAAAATATCAGAATACAGATGGAATGTATTAGTTTGTCATAGAAGGTTTGGCAAAACAGTATGTATGATCAACCACTTAATTAGGTCAGCATTGCTGTCCAAAAATAAGAACCCCAGGTATGCCTATATAGCACCCACCTTTAAACAAGCGAAAAGTATTGCTTGGGATTATATGAAACAATTTACAGCAAAGATACCTTATACAAAATTTAACGAAACAGAGTTGCGTGTGGATTTGCCGAATGGCAGCAGGATTACATTACTTGGCTCAGAGAACTCTGATGGCTTGAGAGGTATATACCTTGATGGTTGTGTAATTGATGAGTACGCAAATGTAAACAGTAGGTTGTTTCCAGAAATAATTAGACCTGCACTATCAGATAGAAAAGGTTATTGTGTGTTTATTGGTACACCTATGGGAATGAACAACAACTTCTATGAACTATACCAACACGCACAAGGAGCTGATGATTGGTTTAACTACAAGGCAAAAGCTAGTGAAACAAAAATTGTAGATGAAGAAGAGCTAGTCAAGGCAAAAGAGGTAATGGGAGATAAGAAGTTCCAGCAAGAGTTTGAATGTGATTGGATAGCAAACATAGAAGGTGCAGTATATTCAGATGTGCTTACAAAGATGGAAGATAAAAAGCAGCTAACAAGAGTTCCATACGACCCAAGTTTACCAGTATCAACATCATGGGATCTTGGAGTTTCAGATCATAGCAGTATTATATTCTTTCAACAATTAGGTAGATCAGTAAACATTATTGATTACCACGAGGAACGAGGTCAAGGATTACCGCACTATGTGCAGATTATTAAAGATAAAGATTATGTTTACAAAGATCATTTTGCACCACATGACATTGAAGTTACAGATTTTAGTAATGGTAAAACCAGGAGAGAGGTCGCCTACCAATTAGGAGTTAGGTTTAAAGTCGTACCAAAAATTCCATTAGAGGATGGCATACACGCAACCACAATGACCTTGCCTAGATGCTGGATTGATACTGACCATTGCAAAAAGTTAATAGATGCGTTAAGACATTACCACAGGAAGTATATTGATAAAAATAGAATGTTCAGATCGAAACCTGTACACGATTGGAGTTCCCATGCTTGTGATGCCATGAGGTATCTAAGTGTAGGACTGCAAGAAATTAATGATAGACAAACTGCTCCACAAAGTGTAGCAGATAATGAATACAGGATTATATAATTATGGGATCACTTTTCAGACCAAAAATGCCACCGCTACCACCAGTTCAACCTTTGCCAGAACCGCCTAAAGCAGAATTATCACAGGAAGAAAAAGACAGAATTGCGGCAGAGCAAAGAGCTATGGAAAGAAGAAGAAAAGGTAGAAAGTCTACAATCCTTACATCACCATTAGGTGTTGAAGAAGAAGCTGAAACAGAAAAGAAAACTTTATTAGGATCATAATGTTTGAAAATATTAAAAAAATATTTAAAAAAAAACCAAAGGCAAAACCTAAAAAGGTAGAAGAAGTTTTAGTATTGAATGAAGATAAAACTTTTGAAAACGAAGTTAAAAAACCAGAAGTAAAAGCTAAACCAAAAGATACTAAAGAAACTAAATCATCTTTAACATTTGGAGAATAACATGGGTGGAAATTCAAGTAGCAATGGCGGAGGAGAAGGTCCTGCAAACAGATACCAAAAACCACCACCACCTAAAAAAAAATTAGATCTTACACCTATGCCTATAAGAGTTATTAAAGCTGTTGGAAAAGGATTAGCGGATGCAGCTAGACCTTACAATACAAGAAGAAGAAAAGAATTTATATCCAAGTATAATACAAGTGTTCCACCTGGAGAAAGAATAGATATGACAGACGAACAAATTGGATCAGGAGAAGGCTTGGCAAAATTAAGAGAAGTTGGTTACAAAACTAATCAAGATATTAATAGAGAAAGACAAGGTGGAGGTAATGGTAATAATCAAGTTACACAAGTTCCAAAAACAATTCTATCTCCAACTACAGCAGAAGTTTCACAATCAGAAGCAGCAAATGCTACAAGTGAAGAAGATCCACTTTATGTAAGAAAGAAAAAAACTAAAGCAAAAGGTAGATCGCAAACAATATTAACATCATCAAGAGGTGTTACAAAAGATGAAGGTTTAACATTAGGTAAGAAAAGTTTATTAGGAGCATAATGGCTAAAACAGATTTAACTAAAAGTTTAATATCCAGATTTGAAAAACTTGAAGGTCAAAGGCAAAACTGGGAAACGCATTGGCAAGAAGTTGCAGATTATATGCAACCAAGAAAAGCAGATGTAACTAAACAAAGAGCTAGAGGTGATAAGAGAATGGAACAAGTTTTCGATTCATCACCAATACAAGCAGTAGAATTATTAGCAGCATCATTACATGGTATGCTTACAAATCCTTCTACACCTTGGTTTACCCTAAGATTTAAAGATGAAGAAATTGATAATGAAGATGAAGCAAAACTTTGGTTAGAGTCATCTACAGACGCAATGTATACAGCATTTAATAGATCAAACTTTCAACAAGAAATATTTGAATTGTACCATGACCTTATAACATTTGGTACAGCAGCAATGTTTATTGAAGAAGATAATGATGACATTATAAAATTTTCAACAAGGCATATCAATGAAGTGTTTATTGCAGAAAATGATAAAGGTAGAATAGATACTATTTATAGAAAATTTAAAATATCTGCTAGAGCTGCAATTCAAAAGTTTGGCGAAAGTGTGTCAGCAGATGTTCAAACTAAAGCAAAAAAAGATCCATACGAAGAAATAGAAATATTACACGCAGTTTATCCAAGAGCAGATTTTAATCCTAACAAAAAAGATAAAGCTAATATGCCATTTGAATCTGTGTATATTGAATTTAAAAATGGTAATGAATTATCTGTATCTGGATTTAGAGAGTTTCCTTTTGTTGTACCAAGATATTTAAAAGCATCAAATGAAATTTATGGAAGATCACCTGCAATGACAGCATTGCCAGATGTCAAGATGTTAAATGAAATGTCAAAGACAACTATTAAAGCTGCACAGAAACAAGTAGACCCACCACTATTAGTTCCTGATGATGGATTTTTATTACCAGTTAGAACTGTACCAGGTGGATTAAATTTTTATAGATCAGGTACAAGAGATAGAATTGAACCATTAAACATTGGTGCAAACAATCCACTAGGTTTAAATATGGAAGAGCAAAGAAGAGATAGTATTAGAGCTGTGTTCTATGTAAATCAATTAATGATGCAACAAGGTCCACAAATGACAGCAACAGAAGTCATACAAAGAAACGAAGAGAAGATGAGATTACTAGGACCTGTATTAGGTAGATTACAATCTGAATTATTAAAACCATTAATTGATAGAGTGTTTGCAATATTACTTCGTAACAATATGTTACCACCAGCTCCAGAGTTTTTATCAGGTAGAGATATAGAAATAGAATATGTTTCTCCACTTGCTAAAGCACAAAAATCTACAGAGCTACAATCCATTATAAGAACAGTAGAAATATTAGGATCACTTGCAAATGTAGCACCAGTATTTGATTATATTAATTTTGATAACCTTGTAAAACACTTGGCAGACATTGTTGGTGTGCCACAAAAAATATTAAAATCACAAAGTGAAGTAAATGCAGAAAGACAACAAGCACAACAACAACAACAAGAAATGCAACAGATGCAACAACTACAACAAGTTGCTAAAGCAGGAGGAGATGTAGCACCACTAGCAAAAGCATTGCCAGACGAAGCAAGAGCTGTAGCAAATGCTGATGTGGAATAGTATGGAAGAAAATAAACAATTAGAAAAGTTAATAACAAAATTAAAAAC